TTCTTTATAAAAAATAATTTTGCAGGTATGTTAAAACAAGATATTAACGCTACCCGTGAATGGATGTTTGCAGGAACTAGATTTGAAAAGCAGTTTGCCCCAAAATTATCATTAGATAATCCACAAAGTATAATTGAGTTTTTAGCTAGAATGGGAGAAAGTTGGGGAAAAGGTGGTTACAACAAAAGACAGGTAGATAGGTTTGTAAATTTATTTAAAGATCATCGTGTAAGTAACGATGGTAAGATTATTACTAAAGTAGTAGATATAAAGCCTCCTAAAGTAAGTAAAGAAGATTTAAAATCAGCTGCATCTAAAGGTATTGATATGAGTCAAGCATCTAAAGGTTTAAAAGTAGAGGTAGTAGTAAATACAAAGAAAGAAATAATAGAAGAACAAAAACAAATACTAACTGAACTTAGACAACTTGTTGAAGATGTTAAACTTAAGGTTATAGATGTACCTACATACAATAAAAGAAGAGATCCTTTACACGAAAGACTAAGTGATATAACAGCTCAAATAAGAGCTGGTAAAACAGTTAAAACAAAAGAAGAGATACTACAAGAGCAGTCTGATAAAGTACAGGCTATATATGATAATCCTAAGTTAAGTGAGCAGTCTAAAAAGAATCAGATAATTAAAGAATTAGATGTTTTTATAGATCAAATAGCTAGTCCTAAATCAGAGACGAATCCAAAAGGAAAGTGGAGAAGTGCTAGGGTAGAAAAAGAAATGGGAGAGCAAGATTATCAACAATCTGATTTTAAACAAGATTTGATAATGGAAGCTTTAACCATGATTTATCCAACTATTGGAGCTAGAGGTCAAGTAAGAAAAGCATACGATCCTTCTAAAGGTACACCTCTTACGCAGTATATAATGCAAAACTTACCTAAAAGAGTACAAAGTATATTTAAAAGAGCTAATGTAGAATATCAAACTAAGAAAGTAAAAGTAGAAAAAGATGTTTTAGAGCAAAAGAAAGAGATAGAAAGCGATTATTTAGAAACAACAAGTACAGTTGAAGGTACTGGTAAATACATAAAAGATGTTTTAATAAAAACAAATAAAGAAGGTGTTTCTGAGAATTTAGTTAAAGATTCGCATCTTAAAGATATTATTAATAACTTTAAAGAATTAAAAGGTAAAAAACAAATTGATTTGAGTCCCGCGGATGTTGCAGGTAAAGATTTAATATGGCTTCGTGATAAAGTTTTTGGTGAAGTTGTATATGCTAAAAATAAAAAAGGAAAAGAAATTAAATCTAGAATTGATACCAATCATTTATTAGAAAGAGCTAAAATGCATGCTGAATTATGGAGAACTATATATGAGTATGGTTTTTCTAAAGGGGCTATGACAAAAACTGGTCGAGAATTTGAAGGCGAATCATCTAAAATAGATCAAATACTTATGGATGGTAAATATTATAAGCCTACAAGTAGAATTAGTTACGTTGAATCTGGTAAAGGTGCTGGTTTAAAAGTTCAAGAAAAAATAGAAGGTTTGACCAAAGAGCAGTATCTAGGTAAAATGGGTATACGTATAGTTGATGGTAAAATAGATGTTTCTAAAATAACTACTCACGTAAGAAATCCTGGTGATGTTAATTTTAAAGTTATGTTAGCTGTAGAGGGCGAGGTGTTACGATCCCTTTATTGGCAAACAATAAGGAGTCATGTTGAAAAGTTTAAAGTTGAAACTGATCCACTACTTAAAACTTTAGATAAAAATTTAAAAACATTAGAATCTATAGGTGAATTAAAACCAACAAAATCTACTAAAAACTCAATTAAAAATATAGAAAGAGATATAAACGCTGATTTAAAAAAGATTAATGAAATAAGAGAAAAGTATGGTTTACCTGAAGGCTTTGAAACTGCGTTTAAAATAGATGGTTTTATGAGAAGCATCAAATCTACAAAACCAGAGGGGTTGGCTTCTTTGGGTGTAACTTTAAATCAAGTGCGTAATATAGAAAAAGAAATATATAAAGAAACAAAACTTACTGTAATGTCTTTACAGCAAATACTTGAAAAAGAAAATGTTGATTTAAATAGTCCTTTTGCCACACAATTAAGTAGAATAATAGTTGAAAGTCAATTAAGAAAAAATATAAAAACTCAATTAGAAGAAATGAAAAGAGAATCTGATATAGATTTTCAATTAGAAGAAGCTGGAAGTTTTTATAGAAATGCTGCAGAACAAATAATAAAAGAATTTTCTAAAAAATATCCAGAATTAAAAAATTATGATTTTAAAGAAGTAGCAAGAGAAAAGTCTTTGAAATCGTATAGAAGAAAGAAAAAAAATAGAGAGATAGAAAAAAAATATAACGCTATATTAACTGAAAAAATGTCTGATCTATTAAATGAAGTTGTAGGACAAGAGGGTGGTTTTAATTCAATGTTCTTTAAGTCTCTTGGTTTTAGTAAAAGAGGTGGAAAAGTATTTGTTCCAGATGGTAAAGGAGGACTTGATCCTGTATATTCTACGAGCGCAGATGGAATGAAATTTATAGAAGCAAATAGAAATCCAAATAAAAAAGCTAATCCAGACGCTAAGTTTATATTAGAAAATTTTAATACAATAACTACAAGTGGGAAACATGGTTTAAAAAATAAACACGCTGAATTTATAAAAGAAAAAGGACCAAAAGGAGAAAATATAGTTGATTTTGATCTTAAATTAGCAGAGTATTTAATGAAGTTGCAATCGAGAGACGGTACTGTTGAGGGTTATTACAAAACAGTCAAGGCTAATAAAATGTTAAGAAAACTATATCTTTCTAGAATAGCTGAAATAGTTAACGAAGCTCCTAAAGATAAAAAATTTGAAGCTATAGTTTGGATGATGAGACATTTAAGACTACACACAAACTTTCAGTATGGTATATTAAAAGGATTAGCTCCATTAAGATATGCAGGTTCAACTGGTACAAAGTTTTATGCAGAACATCCATTACAATTACTAAATGCTTCTTTTAACTTTGTTCGTTTACAATTAGGTTCTAAAAACAAAAAAGAATTTAACAAAGGTTTAGATGCTATAAATGATTTATTTAATCTAGCATCGGTAAAAAAATCAGATCAAAAGAAATTTGATAATAAATATATTCGTGGAAGAGCTCTTTTTATGGAGCATTTTAAAAATAAAAAAATAGGCGAATTAGAATCAATAGCTAATATTATATATAGACCATCACAAACCTTTGAAACAATAGATTTAACCTTACCAAAAGAGCTTAGAGGTCAAACGATTGGCGAAAGATTAGTAACTAAAACTGCTAAAAAGAATATATTAGATATTTTAGATTATATAAAAAAGAAAAGTCCTGAAAATTTAACTAAAGATATTATTCAATTTGAAATTGATGTTATTAATAAAGAAAATAATGTTGTAAAAACAGAAAATCAAGGTAAGATATTAGAGTCGCAAGGTTTTGCAAGTAAAGGATTAACATCAAAACAAATATTACAACGTCTTGATAAAATAGATAGAGCAAAAGAATTAGGTAGAAAAAAAGTTAAAGAATCTAAAGGTATGAGTACTTTTGATTTCGATGAAACACTAATTGTAGAAGGAGAAAATTTCGTTTTAGCAAGTAAAGGTAAAGATATTGTAAAAATAAGCTCTGCTAAATGGCCTATTAATGGGCCTAAATATGCCGCTAAAGGATATAAATTTGATTTTAAAGACTTTGTTAATGTTAGAGGGGGTGTAGACGGCCCTTTATTACAGAAGATGAAAAATCAAATAAATAAATTTGGTCCTGATAACGTGTTTGTTTTAACAGCTAGACCTAATGAAAGTGCGGTTGCAATACATCAATGGTTGAAGTCAAAAAATATAGAAATACCATTAAAAAATATAACTGGTCTTGGAAATAGTAAAAGTGAAGCAAAAGCAATGTGGATGGTAGAGAAGTTTGCAGAAGGATATAATGACATGTATTTTGTTGATGACGCTTTAGCTAACGTAAAGGCTGTTAGAAAAGTATTAGATCAATTAGATATTAAATCTAAAGTTCAGTTAGCTAGATCACAAGAAGGTATGGCTAGTGTAAATATAAGCAAAAAATTCAATCAAATACTAGAAGAATCAATTGGTGTTGATAGAAAACAAAAGTTTAGCGAAGCTTCTGCTAAAATTCAAGGAAAAAGAAAAGGATGGTGGAAGTTTGCTGTTGGAGGACCTGGAATGGAAGATTTTGGAGGATTAGTTTCTTATTCTTTCTCTGGTAGAGGTATTAAAGGTGAGCAGCATCAAGAGTTTTTTAAACAAACCTTAGAAAAACCTTTTAATAGAGCTTATTTAGAAATTAATTCTTTAAAGCAAAATATGACTACTGACTATAAAGAATTAAGAAAACAAATGCCGGGAATCAAATCAGATCTTTCAAGTAAAATTAAACATTTTGAAGGAGATATGGTTTGGGAAAATCTTAGCGCTTCTAATAAAAAAACAATAGGTGAGTTTACTCTTGAACAAGTTGTTAGAATACACCTTTGGAATAAATCTGGATATAAAATACCAGGATTATCTAATAAAGAGCTTAAAGCTGTAAAAGATTATATGAAAAATGATGCAGAAGCAATAACTTTTGCTGAAAATTTAAGCAAAATATCTAGAATAAAAAAGGGATATATAAAACCATCAGAATATTGGTTAGGAGAAAATATATCTATAGATTTAAATAATATTGTTGAAAATGTTTTTAGAAAAAATATTTTATCAGAATTTAGGGAAAATAGGGAGTCTATATTTGGTAAATGGGAAAATGGAAGACTTGTTGGTCCTAATATTAATAAAATAGAAGCTAAATTTGGATCAAGACATAGAGAGGCGTTAGAAAACATGTTATGGAGAATGGAGAACGGGACAAATAGAGTTGTTGGAAAAGACTCTGTTGCTAATAGATGGATGAATTGGGTTAATAATGCTACTGGTACTATAATGTTTTTTAATCAAAAATCAGCCGCTATGCAGACCATCTCTACAATAAACTACATGAATGGAACGTTTAATAATCCAATTAGAGCAGGTAAAGCTTTCGCTAATCAACCTCAATATTGGAAAGATTTTGCTAAAATATGGAATTCTGATTATCTACTTCAAAGAAGAGCAGGGTTAAAAATAAACGTTGAAGCACAAGAGTTGTTAACAAGAGTTGGTGGTAGTAAAGATAAAGCTTCTGCTGTATTAGCTTATTTACTACAAAAAGGTTTTATACCTACAAAATATGCGGATAGTTTCGCTATTTCTCTTGGTGGAGCTACATATTATAGAAATAGAATAAAGTATTATGAAAAAAGAGGTATTAAAGGAAAAGAAGCAGAAGCAAAAGCTTGGGAAGATTTTATACATATAACAGAGTTAACACAACAGTCATCTAGACCAGATTTAATATCTATGCAACAAGCTTCGGCGGTTGGTAGACCTATATTAGCATTCGCTAATACGCCTATGCAAATGTTTAGAAGACACAAAAGACGTATTCAAGACATTGCTAATAATAGAGGGAATATGGCGGAAAACTTAGGTAGTGCCTTATATTATGGTTTTTTACAAACAATGGTATTCTCGTTTTTAACTAACGCTATGTTTGCTGTAGATGATGAATCAGATGATCTTGGAGATATCAAGCACGCGGAAAAGCAAAAAGATAGATTTGTTAATACGATTGCCGACTCTTATTTAAGAGGTATGGGTACACCTGGAGCTACTGTATCTGCATTAAAAAATGGTATTTTTAGTTTTGCTAGAGAAAACGAAAAAGGTTATAGAGCTGATTATGGTAATACTGTTATTGAGTTGTTAAATGTGTCTCCTCCAATAGGTTCTAAAGCTAGAAAAATATATTCATCTACTAAAATTTGGAAATACAATAAAGAAGTTATACCTGAAATGGGGTTTGATCTTGATAATCCAGCTAACATGATGGTTGCAAATTTAATATCAGCCTTTACTAATGTACCTGCTGATAGAGCTCTTAAGAAAACAACAAACATTAGAGATGGTTTATACGGTGATTTTGAAAATTGGGAGAGAATCGCTTTGTTTTCAGGATGGGATTCATGGTCTTTAAATCTTGAAACAGAAGCTAATGGAAAGATAAGCGAAATAAAAGGAGAAATTTCAAAAAGAAAAAGTATAGAAAAGAAAAAAGAAAAATATGGTGTTGAAACAGAATTGGAAGTATTAAGAATAGACAAATCAAAAGAAATACGTAAATTAAATAAAAATCAACAACATTATATTTTAAGATTTCTAAAACAAACTAGTGGACAAATAATGTTGTTACCTAAAGAAGAAGATAGAATAAATAAAATACTAGAATTCTGGGATAAAACACCAGAGCCAATAGATTCTTTATTAAACACTAATATTGATAAAGACTTTGATTTTTATTATGGGGAAGTTTATCGGTAAACAAATGGTTTTTTAAGTGATTATATAATAATAAGTGAAATAAAAAAAATGACAAAAGAACTAAACGAAGACACTACATTTAAAATGAGTGTCAAAACAATGATAGCTTTAGGTTTTGGTATTGCTACTTTAATAGCTGGTTGGTATTCATTAATGGCAGAAATACAAGAGGCTAAAGAACAACCAGTACCCGTAGATGTTACGATAATAAAAGAAGAGATTTTAAAAGAGATTCCTGAGGCTGAAATAACAAGAATGGAGTTTGACATGAAAGATCAAATGATTAGACAAACTATAATTACTACTCAATCAGATATAGAAGAAATCAAAGAGGCTATTGAAAAAATAGAAGATAAACTTTATAACAGATGATAAAATTTAATGCCAAACGGAAAATATTTATTGTATACATGCTAGTAATTGTATTAACAATATTAGCTAATTCTGCTTTTGGACAAATAACAGTAAAACACTTTAACGCCGAATGGAACAAGGCTAATGGTGCTGATTGGTTTATGGACTTAAAAGATTGTGATACTAAAAGTTATGTTGATATAGGTAAAAACCCAGATGCACAAAAAAAATATAAAATAGCCGTTGTACCTACTATTATTATATTTAAAGATGGAGAAGAAGTTGCTAGATTTCAAGCTGATTTAAGTTTTAAAATGTTAGCTACCAAAGAAGAGGTACAAGAAGAAATAGACGAACAATTAATGAGTGATTTCTAATGAAGAAAATATTATTACTATTATTACTACCAATAATAACTTTTGCACAAAAAGAAGTTGTTATACATATAAAAACAGATAGTTATCCTAGTGAAACAAAATGGGTTTTACACAAGGATTCATATCCAAATGGTGATACTATAGGTCACGTTCCTTATGGTCATTACACGCAAGGAAATACTATGCATAGAGACACTGTTTATATGGCGGATAGTATTACTAATATAGCTTTTGTTATATATGATAGTTACGGAGATGGTATTATTAATGGAGAGTATTATTTAACAATATGTGGAGATACAGTAGTAGACTACCCTGTGTCTACGTTTACAAATGGTTTAATACACAATAGAACTGTTCCGCAATGTATGCCCAACCCACCACCTAACTGTGTACCAGCTATGGTAAATATCAACTTGGACCAATACCAAAGCGAAACAACATGGGATATAAAAGATACTAATGGTGCTATTTTAGCTGCAGGAGGACCATATACAACTGCTCCTGATTACCAACCACAGTTTGAACCAGTATGTTTACCCACAGGTAATCTAACTTTTACAATATATGATTCTTATGGAGACGGACTA